GCCATTAAAGCCCCAAAGGCTTTCATTCCATGCGCTCATGGCACTTCCCTACTTAGGCAATACGGATAATAGCTGCCGCAGCACTAGCAGTGGGGAACTGTATCTGAAAATCACCGGAACTTACTGTCTGGTCGCCACCAAAGCTCAATACCGCACATGCAGAATTAGAATCACTTGTGTCATAAATTAAAGCGCCTGATGTCGTGAAGCTAGAAGAAGTCCACGTTACAGAGCTAAAGTTAGTGATTGCTGTTGTACCGTCGGCTGTAGGCGTAACAGAGGTAAGTAACTTACCAAGTTGTGTATATCCTGTAGCAGTAGGTAACTCATCACTACCCATTTGAGAGTAGTTAGTAGTCGCTGCACCAAATGTGCCACTGCCTGAAGCAGTGGCTACAAACAAAGCCATTTTAAACGTGGTGCTTCCTGCCTTCACCCCAACCACGAGCGCCCCATACAGGACTAAGGTCTACAATTTTAGCGGCTATTCCGCCCCAGCCATTAAAGCCCCAAAGGCCTTCATTCCATGCGCTCATGGCACTTCCCTACTTAGGCAATACGGATAATAGCCGTAGCTGCCGCTGCTGACGGGAATTGTATCTGAAAATCACCGGAGCTTACTGTCTGGTCACCACCAAAGCTAAGTACCGCACAAGCAGAATTAGAATCACTTGTGTCATAAATTAAAGCGCCTGATGTCGTAAAGCTAGAAGAAGTCCACGTTACAGAGCTAAAGTTAGTGATTGCTGTTGTACCGTCGGCTGTAGGCGTAACAGAGGTAAGTAATTTACCTTGTTGGGTATACCCTGTCGCAGTAGGTAATTCGTCACTACCCATTTGAGAGTAGTTAGTAGTCGCTGCACCAAATGTACCACTGCCTGAAGCAGTGGCTACAAACAAAGCCATTTTAAACGTGGTGCTTCCTGCGGTGAAATCGTGTAAACCCTTCATCAACTCAACTTTGAACGATGTGGGCATTGCAGTTGTGATTGTAATTGCCATTTTAGACCTCTAGTAGTTTCACTAATTCTGGATGCCCAGCATCCCGAAAACGGTTAATTAATGTAGTGTTATGAGAAGCCACCGCTTGACGTAAGTAATTAAGCATTACGCCTCTGATGTCATCCCTAAATGCCTCTGCTTGCGCCTGTAACACAGGGTGCGAGTTATTTCCAATGGAAATCACCTCGTTTATTGCATGCTCCGCCAGTTCTTCAGGAGTAAATCCTCTGCCTGAAACTGCTGAAGTTGTTGCTATTCCTAATTGTACTCCACCTACTGTTGAGATCATGGTCCCGGCGACTCCGATTTAAGCGGGACTCTAATAATACCATCCCTGTACTCGTCTCTTCTACGACGACCCTGTTGTTCAATACCTAGTCCCTGTATAGCTTGAGAATAACTGTTTTCAAAAAACTGCATCATCTCAGTAGGGCCTTTGGTATAACTATACGCTTGAATTAGACAAGCATAAAGTAATACCTCAGGGGCATTAGTGCTAATCCATGTAGTAGTATTAGTGGAAGATAACTGTGTTGGTCTATAAATGTAGCCAATCTGCATAGCAATATCTGCATTGGGTGTAGGCGCTAAATAGAAAGTGTTTTCATCCCAAACAGAGTAATACTTAGGCACGCCTTGTACCGTATAATCCGGCCAATACTCTTTCATAAACGACGTGTCTCTAAACTCTAAAAAGTTTTGAACATTGTTTATTGTCGTCATTAAGTAGCGGTGCGTGAGGATGGTGCTAGGCGCTGTAAGAAACCTGTCTCCTTGAGTAGCCGTACCCGTAGCCTCTAGCCGAAAAACATCTAAATCAATGTCTCTAAGAATTCTATTTTCAGCCATAGTGATGAACGTATTAATAACGGCATCGGTAAATACATTACTGTCTACTTCAGTGTAGTTCCGTATGTTTGTGACCAGTTCATCGTATGTCATTTAACTCACCAAAATTGTCACTGTTCCAATTGATCCCACGCCTTCTACAGGTCGTTGGATCGGAAAAGGTTGCATGTTTGTAGTGCCAGAAGTGTAATTAGCACTTCCTATACTGTTAAACGCTGCATCGCTCGGCAAACCTAAAAAAACTACTACCGGCTCTACCCTATCTGTTCGGGGGTCACGCAATGCTATTGCATCGCCTCTGTAATTTAAGGGCTCTATCTGTGGCTCTTTAGGTTCATAGTCCTCAGGGCACACCATAAAACCTTTCCAGTTTTTCCGTAAAGTTTTATACGGAAACTGAAACCCGCAATAATCACATATTGCAATTGCAAATTTACCGTTTGCATACGCCATTTAAGATATACTTGGGACAAAGTGAACACTAGCGGTATCTCTGTCCTCCTTTGCCGCACGCAAGAAATCTTCTTCGTAAATAGCTTTTAATCCGGTAGTTCTATCTGGGGCATACTTTAAAGAAATCATGTAAGCCAACCCAGAGGCTAAACAAGGCAGAAACCTAAAATTAACGTCGGTTGTGTTTGTGTAAGCACCCGCGTCCTGCATTCTTCTAATTCGGTAGTAAACCAACGTGTAAGCTTTGTCTGCGGCAGGCCACAAAAAAATAGTAGGTGTTATTTGACGTTGAACATAATACTGCGCGGGACGTGCTTGTGTTAATTTATTAGGCACATTTAGGTACTCAGAGCGGCTTATCCGAGAAATGCTTACGTCCTGTTGTTGCCCATTTACGGTATCTCGAATTACTGCGGAAAGGACATTAACAGTGTCTGTTCCGGGCCCTACCTCTGTGGTTCCTTGGACTAAAGCCGCTGTTGCCTGCTCAATAGTCCAAAGGTTTAATCCACGATTAGCCCAATCTAAAAACAACAGATTTAGAGAACGTGTTGCAGAAGTAAGCTGATAACCTGAAGTCATCTGCATTCCGCACCGTTCAAAGGCTTCCTCTACAATCTCATCTATCGCAAGATTGAAGTCTGTTGTATTAGACGTAGCCATTAGCTACACATTCCGCCTTTGCGATACTTTTTAATGGAACCGCCCATCATTTTCTTTTTAACGCCACGGCCCATGAGAACGTCGGCTCGGCTAACTTTTCCATCTTTGTTTAAATCAGGAAAGCTTTTACCTACAGAGCCACCCTTGTTGTACATGGGAATACCTGTGGTTTTACTTTTAGTTTTAAGCACCTTATTTCTAGGGCCACTTCTTACTGCTCCGCCACCTTTGGTAGCCATACCCATTCCACGTCCAGCCATAAGTCACCTCTTAGTTTTTTTAGTTACTGTTCCACCTGTTCTTTTTTTAACTGGTTTAACTGGTTTAGCAGTTTTAGCTGATTGTTTAAATGCTTTAGCCGTAGGGGCTCCTTTAGCTCCTACCTTTCGCATTTTTTCACCTGAACCTGCGGCTATACGTGCCTTTTTGGCCGCGATGTTTGCATAAAGTCCTCTTTTAGCTACCATTTTTTACAGCTCCAGTACCTTGCGCTAAATTTATCTTTAGCTGTGTCGCAATTATGACGAGCCCTAAAACTTGCACGCCTCTTAGGGTTTGACTTTTTAATAGTCATATTCGGATCACCGAACCTAACCAGCTTTACGTCATCCCCTTTTTTAGCTAATACTGCAAACTTTTTACTGCCGCCGGAAGTCCGTTTAGGCTTGTTGTAACCTGAAAAAGACTCCCCGCGATAAGTAATACGGCCTGATGGGGTACGTTTTACAGCCTTCGTAGACGCCATTAAGCCGCCGCTCCTCCCGCAAACAATACTGTAACCGCCAATACTTCAGCATCAGCAAGATCAATGAAGACACCAGAACTAAAAAGTATTCCCTCATCGGGAATAGTGATTTCCTGTGCGCCTGCCACTGCGGGTGTATTTATAGTTATCTGAGCAGTGCCTGAACCAGAGCTTCCGTCTTTTAAAGAAAAGCTCGATGCAGTTGCTGTATTAACAAAATAAATACCGTAAACCCTACAACGGCCACTTACGCCGGCTGTAGAGCTTGTTTTGGTAACTGCCGATATATTACTTACACTCATAAGTTACTCCTATTAAGTGAGAAACTTAGGAAAGGTTATTGTTTTGGAGATACATAACCGTAACTGTTGCCACACCAGTTGTGCCGTCGCCAGTAGCTCCCGTGAAATCAGCCAAAACCTCTAAATCAGTAGTTCCGACGTTAGTAGCTTCTGTGTCTAGCGTTCCGTGAGTAGTGCCAAGAGCCTTGGTGTTTACAGTCGCTAAGAAAGCATCTGGATCAGCCGCAGTTCCAACTGAGATAGTAGCCGCTCCACTGTCATCTCCAACGGTGGTGACGTTTAAAATCACATCAATAATTTGAGAATTAGCAGGTACTATTGCCATTCTTTGGTTAAGTTGGCTTGCGCCTGTAATGTTTGGTACAGCAGATTGACCCATTACGGCAAAGCCTATGTTAGCTACGTCAGTGCCAACCGTAGTGCCTATGGTGTCTTTAATAGTTCCGGCCTTAATAGGACCTGAAAAGGTAGTTGTAGCCATTAGGATAACCTCACATGCGAGTTAATTTGGGGCGTATCTGTCTACATGTCGTCAGCCGGGACTGTCAGATACACCGAATGACCCCGGTATCATTTAATTATATAGCACTTATTCGCGTATTGCACAAATAAAAAAAGGGAGCCGAAGCCCCCTTTTTCGTACCAAGGTTTTCCTTACGGAGTACCCGGCGATCCAAATATGCCACGTGGATCACTAAAGCCAAAGCTATAGCGCTCACGAGCCTTATATCGGACATTACCTGTGTTGAACTCTCCTTCAAAACCAGTTGAAAGAGCAACACGGTTAAACATCTTCATGCCGTTTGGTGCGTCAGTAATGACAAACCATGCGTCAGGGTCAGTTAAGTAATGGTTTACAGAGTAACCCTGTGGAACCATGCCCATGTTACGGATGGCGTTAATGTCGTTATCTGCTGTACCTACGCGCAGAGTTGACTTCATTATACGGTCCGCAGTGAACTGTAGCTCTTTAGGGATAATTAGCTTGTTGCCTTGAACAGCAATCTTCAACCCGCGCTCATCAGTGAAGGCAGCGATGTCAATTAGTGCTTGCTCAAGAGAAGCTTCTGTAAGATCCGCCGATACAGTTAACTCGTTCTTGAGATCAGGACCAGTCAGTGTAGGGTGATCTAATGCACATAGAGGCTTTCCGTCACCACCAAGCGATGTAGTGAACGCGCCATTAAGAATAGCGGCTCCTTTGATCTGCTTAGTAGTAGCCATAGACCGAGCTAGTGCTTTAGTGTAACGCGCGGATAACTTGTCATACAGGTTATCTTCAATTGCTTCCTCTGTTAGGGAGAAAGCCAACGCCACAGTTTCGTTAGTGTAACGCGCTGTGTAGACTTCTTGTGCCTGATCGTATGCAACGCCAGAACCTTCAGCCTTAACAGGTGCTTCACCAAAACCAGATAGCATCACTTCTTCCTCAAAAGCGCGGTCCGAAGACTCTACTTCGTAGATTTCAGTGTGCTCACTGTCATACGAGTTGTACTCAAGACCAAACAAAGCGTTTAGACCCGGCTCCAACTCCTTTACTAATTGGGCTCTTGATATAGCCATGATCTATTCTCCTTATTGTCCTGCTACGCCAGCACTGCCGTAGAGATGCTCGTTGATTTTAACCACGACCACAGCATTCGCACCAACAGCGTTGTTAGGTACGTCCCAAAGACCAATGATCTTCAAGTTAAGTGCAGCAGTTGTAGCGATTGTGCTCGTGTCTAGCTCATTAGCCGACATGCCGTTTGCAGTGCTTCCCGTGCCTACTACGATGTCTGCGTTCTTGCCGTAGTTAGCTACAGCAGAAGTGCCATCGTTCTGGATGATGAACATCTGGCTAGGATCGTCAAGTACGTCTGCGACGATCTTACCCTGAGTGATGTTTATGCTACCCGGATAGTAGTTAGAAAAAGTAGGCTTCTGCGTTGTAGGGTCATTATAGAAACAACCGTTAAACACGCCTACTGCCGCTGTATGCGACGACGGGTCAAATTGTAAAATGTAACCATCCTTCAAAGTAACTAGGTCACCTTGGAAGATAGCTCCCGATTGGTTGTCCGCAATCTCGTAACCGTACTGCTTCTGTGCTCCAGTACCAGCTAAGTTACCAAGCGGACGTAGCCCAAAGGCTTTATCGTTATTAGCCATGATTTATGTCCTTTATATTAAGTTATTCGGAACCCGAACGTGGGCCTCCGAGGCTTACTTTGGACTGCCTTTCTGGCGCATTGATTTTCATAGACGAATTAACATTCGTCTTCAACAGGTCATTATCAGCAGCTCTGATTTGGTCATGGGTTCTAGAAGAATAATACTCTTGCCGCTCGTCTGCCGTTTCTTCAGGTATTCTCGCTAACAGCAAACCACCTACACCGATTACACCGGCATGTTTACCGTCATCTTGAACACCTGAATCAAAATCAGGATATTCATCCGCACGTACCAACTCATACCCCTCACGGAGTTTAGCTGAAACATTAGCGCGATCATCTGCGCCACCTGACTCGACTCTAATCCACCGATGCTTATAGCCCGGAGGAGGTTCTGGAGCGTCTAGTCGTGAAGGAGGAGCCCAAGCTTTACGGCGCACTGTCTTTTCCCGCGTTTCCGTGGTTCGATCACTGCGTTTTAACTTTGGTACTTTGGTAGCTTCGGTCATCTTTATTACTCCTTAACGTATTTGGCATATTCTTCAAGTGGAACCCCTAATTTTTTTGCTATCGCAACTTGACTTGGGGTCAACCTAACAGTGCGGCGTGCTGTGTTGTTTACCCCCGAAGAGCGGGTTGCAGGAGCTACCGTCTGCACGGGTCGGCTAGTCCTGTTGTTTTTGGGCGTAGGCGCTTCCTGAAACTCATTAGGAAATATGTCGCGTATCCTACGATTTATCTCATCATAATACTCGTCTGTGTTTGGGTCAAACCCTTCTTTTTGTATTAAGTCCACATGAATACCACGCACAGCATGCGTCATCACTGTATTTGTACCAAACCACTCGTTCTCTTCTGCCCAAGCTTCGGCCTTAGGGTCCGATTGAGGGGGAGGCGGTGGCGGGGCTTGTTGTGGTTGTGGTGCGGGTTGTGCAGCCTGAGCCGGTTGCGCTTCCCTCATAGAAGTGGTCTGTTTAATTCTGTCTTGCTCCATAAGAACAGTGGTCAAGCGTTGCTGCGCCTCGGTCTCAGTGTCTATGTCGCCCTCTTCACGGGCTTTCTTTATGACCTGCTTCAAAGCTACTACGTGAGACTCAGTGCGTCCCTGTGCCTCTTGTAGTCGGTCTGCGTCACTTTTTTGATATTTCTCTTGAAGCGTCTCGTTTTGCTGCTGTACGTTTTTAGCAAACTCTAACGCCGCCTCTTCTCTACGCTGTGTTTCACGTAGTCTAGCGGTCAGCTTATCNATCCGCTTTTTAACCTTGTCAGAGTAGTTCTCTAGGTCTTCNGTTTCTTTTTTAGCNGCAGGTTTTTCTTCGGCTACCTCTTCTACCACCGGCGTTTCTTTTTCATCCGCCAGTTTAGCTTCGGACCC